GTGCTATTGCTGGTGAAGATGAGTTGTCTGTCAGAACTGAGTTAGTTGGTGGTCAAGGTAAGTATGGTCGTCTTCTTGGTTGGTTGTATATTGGAGACGAAGAGTTGTCTCTTAACGAGCAAATGATTACTGAAGGTTATGCTCATGCCTATGATGGAGGCACCAAAGATATGAATCTAGAAAAACTGAAAGAGATTCGTAGGGCGCATGGCACTTTGGTAGAGTAATTTTGGAAATTTATAAGCATGATCAGGTGATGGTCATTGATGATCTCTTCACAGATGATGAGATCCTTTACATGGACACATACTTCACCCACTTTGACGGATGGCAACTTATCTTTGATAATGCGCCAGACGATACCCTATCCACTTATTCTTTAGGTAGAGTAATTGACCATCCAAATTATGGCGAATTTGAAAACTTTTGTAGAGACCATGCTTTCAAACGTGCAGGGATACCCATTCCTTCATTTCATAGAGTCGTTTATAATGCTTTCCGTTTTGGTGATAGTCCTGCTATCCACGTCGATGGAGAAGAGTTAGACGCTCTTAGTTTCCTTGTCTATACTAACAGAGCATGGATACCTGAATGGGGTGGAGAAACTGTCTTCATGCAGGGCGACCGAATCACGGATACAGTCATTCCTAAACCAGGAAGGATTGTAATATTCCCAGGATTAGTCCCACATGGTGGTAGAGCACCAACCAAACATTGTCATGTTGCTGCTAGATATAGTGCAGTCTTCCAATTCTGTCCTGGCCAGGAAGACGCAGTGCTAGCACACGCAGAGCACCAAGAAAAAAACACAAGACGATTCCCTTATGAGCCAAAATGAGATCTACTTAGGTAATCCCAACCTAAAAAGGGCAAACGTTGCACAAGACTTTACTCAAGATCAAGTAAAGGAATTCATCAAGTGCAGTAAAGATCCTGTGTACTTTATTATTAATTACATCCAGATTATCTCACTGGATAAAGGTCTTGTGCCATTTGAATTGTATTCGTTTCAGGCGGATATGGTAAATAAGTTTCATGAGAATCGATTTAATATTGCAAAACTACCCAGACAGTCGGGTAAGTCTACCGTTGTTACAGCATACCTGTTGTGGTATTGTATCTTCAATGACAATGTTAACATAGCAATCCTTGCTAACAAAGCAGCGACTGCTCGCGAGATGCTACAACGTTTACAACTTAGTTATGAGAATCTTCCAAACTGGCTACAGCAAGGTGTCGTCAACTGGAACAGGGGGAGTCTGGAATTGGAAAATGGCAGTAAGATCATGGCTGCCTCTACTTCCGCTTCTGCCGTCAGGGGCATGTCTTTTAATATCATTTTTCTGGACGAATTCGCCTTCATTCCGACACACATTGCTGATGAGTTCTTTTCATCTGTGTATCCTACTGTATCTTCTGGTAAGTCTACAAAGGTAATTATCATCTCCACGCCAAAGGGGATGAATATGTTTTACAAACTTTGGCATGATGCAGAGAAAGGTAGGAATGAATATGTAACTACTGAAGTCCACTGGTCAGAAGTCCCAGGTAGGGATAACGACTGGAAAGATCAGACCATTCGTAATACATCAGAAGAGCAGTTTAACCAAGAGTTTGAATGTGAATTCCTAGGATCAGTTAATACACTGATCACCTCATCCAAACTTAAAACATTAGTCTATGATGATCCAATAACAAGAAGTGCAGGTCTGGATATCTTTGAAGAACCTAAACCAGAGCACACGTATGTCTGTACAGTTGACGTTGCCAGAGGTATCACTAAAGACTATTCAGCATTTGTTATAATGGACACCACCACTATTCCATATAGGATGGTGGCAAAGTATAGAAACAATAAAATTAAACCATTACTCTTCCCCAACATCATTCATCAGGTAGTAACGAGTTATAATCATGCATATACCTTGATTGAGGTAAATGATATCGGTGGACAAGTAGCAGATATTATGCAGTTTGATCTGGAGTATGATAACCTCCTGATGTCATCTATGCGTGGACGTGCTGGCCAGGTTGTGGGACAAGGATTCTCTGGGTCTAAGGTGCAACTAGGTGTCAAGATGTCCACCACAGTTAAGAAGACTGGGTGTGCAAATATGAAACAGTTGATTGAGGATGATAAACTCATCTTTACTGACTATGATATTATTGCTGAGTTGACTACCTTTATTCAGAGAGGACAAGCATGGGAAGCAGAGGAAGGTTGTAATGATGACCTTGCTATGTGTCTGGTTATATTCTCATGGTTAGCAACATCAGATTATTTCAGAGAATTGCATGATAGTGATGTGCGTGCTCGGATGTATGTTGAGCAGAAGGATGCTATTGAGGCAGACATGGCACCATTTGGATTTATGGATGATGGACTCGGTGAAGGTGAGGTGATTGTAGATCCACAAGGACAGGCATGGCACACTGCTGAAAGAGAATCTATTGCTGAGTATGGTGACATGTCATATATGTGGGATTATCAGTAATGAATTTTGAAGACAATCTAGATCTAGAAGAATTTCTATTTGTGGATAGGCAATGCCGTAGATGTCTTCGCACCCTGTCACTGGTAGATCATTTCTATAAGACTAGACCTGATAGAGGTAAGAATGCTTCAGCATATTCTTATACCTGTAAACAGTGTCAGGTGAAGCGTAATGCTGCCAATAGGAAAAAGAAAAAGAAGTGGGTTACCGAGTATCCTGATTGGTGATTTCGTCTTGTTTACCCTCTGAAATTACAGATTATTCTAAATAGTTTCAGCATCCGACTAGGAATCTAATCAGGAGAAACACATGGCATCCACACAACTTTCACCAGGGGTTGTTGTACTTGAAAGAGATCTAACTTCAGTAGCGAACGCAACAGTTGATAATGTTGCTGCTATTGTTGGATCCTTCGAGAAAGGTCCCGTAGAGGAACTTACAACAATTACTAGCGAGAAGGAACTTCTTGCTATCTTTGGTAAGCCCAACGAATATAATTTCGAGTATTGGTTTAGCGCAGCGCAATTCTTGCTTTATGGAGGCACTTTAAGAGTCGTCCGTGCAATGAATGCATCGCTGAAAAACTCAATCGATACAGCACAGTTCACTGTCACATCTTTTAATAGCATCGACACCGTGTTGACTGTTGTCTCGGCAACAGACTTCGACGTTAACGATCTGCTTTTGGTTGACTCAGAATTGCTCAGCATCCAAGCAGTCTCAGGTAGCGATGTTACCGTGCTGCGTGGTCAACTGGCAACTTCTGCTGCATCTCACGCTACTGCTGCTACGATCACTTTGATCGAACCTGCAGGCACAAGCAGCACAGTTAACGAAGGATCAACCTTCACCGATTCAGACGCAACTCTGACTGTGACCTCAGCAACCACCCTCGGCGGTGGCACCAACTCTTACATCAGAGTTGACGATGAGATCATGCAAATTACTGGAGTTTCTGGTAATAACCTTAACGTTACTCGCGGTCTGCTCGGCACTACTGCTGCTGCTCACACTGACGGATCTAACGTCACTCTGCAACTCGTTACTGCAGCTAAGACTGAAATCAACGAAACAACTGCAACTGGTGTTGCTGCTCCTCTCATCAAAAATTCTGATGATTATGAGAATAACGTTGAGTCTGCTGCAAACAACTGGAAGTGGGGAGCTAAGTCCGCTGGTTCATTCGGCAACTCCCTTCGTGTGGTGATGACTGATGCTGGTGCAGACCAAGTGCTGTTTTTGGCACAACCTACAACTACTGAGTGGACATTCACCGATGGTGCTGAGGTTTCCTATTCTGCGGCAAACATCTATGGTAAGGTCTACGGTTACGACACGATTGTAACTCTGATTGATGACTCCACTTTGATTGGTGGATTTGAAGAAGGCAACTTCATCACTGCTGTCAGTGGTGGTGTTACTGGTGTGGTTGTTGCATTCGACAAGGTTAGTCGCCAAGTTGAAATTGCAATGGATTCTTCTTCTGCTGACGTGCTTGAAGTTGGTGACACCCTCACCGAATTGGCAAACAACAGTGGATCTGCTGGTAGTGCAACTGGTGATTCTGGCACAGTCCAGTCAATCCGTCGCGAGTTAAGAATTTCTCTTAACCCTGGATCACCTCTCTTCCAAGCAAACCAAAACGTTGCTGATGGCAACTCCGCTACCTGTTTGATCGCAGCAGTTGAAAGTGACTATGCAACTCGTGTGTATGGTAACAACCAACGTTGGTCTAACATTGCTGCTCGTCCTACTACATCTGCACATGTGCAAGAAAGAGGTGGTTATAACGACCTCATGCACATCCTCGTCCTTGATGGCGACGGCGCACTCACTGGCACACCTGGAGCTCTCATTGAGAAGCACCTTAATGTCTCCAAGGCATCTGATGGCAGATCTCCTCAAGGCGATAACATCTACTATAAGGATGTTATTAAGACTTTCTCTCAGTATATTTACTGGGGATCTCATGAAACTGCTGGTGTCTATGACCGCGACGTTAACGCTGCTGGCGCATTCGGACTGAATGGATCAAACAGAGAGTTTGATCTCATCAAGTCTGCTACTGCCCTTAGCAACATGGATGATCCAACGAATGCTAACCCACTTGCACAACCACTGGTTGGCACGAAGGGCAATGCAACGTTGCGTTATTCACTGCAAGGTGGTGTTGATGGTTATACCATCTCACGTCCTAACATCTTGGGTGCATACAACTTCTTCAACGATGCCGAAACGGTTGACGTTGACTATATCCTGATGGGACCCAGCATGAATAGTGTTGCTGATACCATTGCAAAAGCACAGCACATCATCGGAATCGCTGATGTCCGTACTGATTGTATTGCGTTTATCTCCCCTCACCGTGCTGACGTGATTGGGCAACCCAACATGACAAGCATCGTTGGTAAGACTATCGAATACTATGATCAGTTAGGATCTTCTTCCTACGCTGTCTTTGATAACAACTATAAGTA